TACTGCACCGACGTGGTGGAGGTGTTGGTGTCCCACTCCTTCCGCACGTCCAGCAGATACGCCTCCAGGGCCTCCTCAATGGGCTGCTGCACCTGCCCGATCTGGTACCCGGAGGCCAGCATCAGCGTGGCCGTCACGTTCACCGTCAGGCTGGTGGGGGCCACCACCGTCACCTTCGCCCCGATGGGAGCCATGCCCAGCCCAAGGCCCTGGTTGGGCGGCGGGTCCACGGCGATCTGCACGTCCTCCACCACCTCGCTGGTGGCCGGCAGCCAGTCGGAGCCCAGGATACTGAGCTTCACCGTGCCGCCGCCGTTCCAGGTGGGATAGACTTGTACACTGCCTACCCCGTCGATGGAGGGCACAAACTGCCGGTAAGAGGCGATATTGCCGCCGAAGGGCCGCTCGTTCAGCGCCTCGATAATTCGCTCCCGGAAGGCGTCGTCGGTCTCTGTGTCGTCGCCGGGGACTAAGATATCCTGAATCTGGGCGCTGTTCAGCCCCGCGATGACCTGGATGGGCAGAATTGGCCCGGCGTAGTCGTTGCCGATGGTGCCGGGGGTCTCCGCTGTCAGCTCGTAGTAATAATCTCCCTCTGTGGGGTCCTCCACCGTGGCCACCTTTGTGGCAATGAAGTTGATAGAGTTTTCCCCGTTGATGGTGGAGAACCGGGACCCGATGGGGATATTCGCGTCGAAAATGCCCAGCCGCACCGCGTCGGAGGCGGGATACCGGGTCACATTGGCGATGATGGCCAGCAAATCAAGGTCAGAGCCTACCGCCGTCTGGATGAACGCGGACCGCTGCACCTGGTTCAGGGATAAATAAAACTCCTCCAGGGCATACGCCGCCGGGCCCAGGGCTGTCTGGATAGGGGAGGTGTCCCGCTTGTCGTAGATGTTGGGCACCTGGGCCAGCATGGCCTTTAACAGGTTCTGGTAGGTCTGTGTGGTAAAGTCGATCAAATCCTCACCTCCGCGCTCTCCTCAATGTTTCCAAATACCGTGGTCACGGTGAATGTGGCGTGTAAAATCCCGTCAGAGAAGGTATAGGCGTAGTTGGTCAGCCCTGTGACCCGGGAATCCATCAGCAGCGCCTCCCGGACCCTCCGCTTCAATTCAGCGGCTACATATCCGGGATCCAGGCCGATGAGCCCTTCATACTGCACCCCGGACCAGGGCTGATATATCTGCCAGCGGAACCGTTCCGTCCACAGGATGATCTCCACCGCCTGGCGGACCGCTTCCCAGTTGTCGCACTCGCCCACGATTCGGCCCTTCTCCCGGTCGATCTTCCAGGTGAGGCCCGGCTGGTCCTCATAGCGCACCTTTCCGTTTAAATTTAAATTGTCCGTCGGTAACACTGCCATGCCGCCGCCTCCTACTTGTGCTCAAATACCCTGGAGATGATGACAAACTTCTGACCGTTCAGCACCCGCCACAGAAGGACCTTGTCCCCCACCTCTAATTTCCGGTTGAGAATGATAAATCCGTCCTCGATGGGCAGTTTCTCCCCGTGCTCCCAGCAGACAATATTCTGGGCCTGCTCCGCACTGTCAAAGCCCTCGCTCACCAGGGACCAGGGCTGGGTCAGGTACTTGTCTGTCAGAGCGTCAGAGGTGGTCCCGTCCGGGCAGGTGTGGTTATGCCCCAGGGTGTCGATCCAGTGGTTGTGCTGGAGCAGCGGGATCTTCTTCTCGATGACGCTCTCGGTCAAATATAAAACCTCTTGGCGGAGCGCCTGCTGCTGGATGTCCCTGGTTACTTCCAGGGGGTCAACCTTTGTCACCGTTCCCGTCTCCAGGTCCGATGGCTGGGAGGCGGACATATTCTGGGCGGAGACCATCTGCAATGCGTCCAGTAGGTTCATGGCTAAATCTCCATCGTCTCAAATTCCATCGTGTGTACGTTCTGCTCCCAGGTGTGGGTCACCTTCTCCAGCAAGACAAGCTGGTTAAGGTCGATGTCCCCCAGGCCGTCCACCTTCATCCTGACCATGTTCCCCGCCCTGAGGCCAAGAACACCCAGAGAGGATACCTTCAGCGTCCGCAGCCGGCGGTTGTAGAAGCTCAGTGTGGCCTGGGCCTGGGCGGTCATCTGAGCGGTGTTGACGGCCCCGTCCACCTCCTGGTAGAGCTGTAAAAGCCCCCACTGCCCGATGTTGGCGCTGTCCTCCGCCACCACGGTATCCGCCTTTCCGGTCTCCTCATTGGGCCGGGCCAGTTTCACGGAGTTATAGGTCTGGCTGTCGATGTCGGTCTTATAGGTGTAATCCGTGAGGAGGGATTTGTCTCCGATCACCACATCGGACACCATGTCCTGGGGCCTCTGGAGGGCGATGCCGTTGCCGTCGTCGTACAGCACATAGATGGTCCCGGTGTTGAGTAGGGTCTGGTCTAAAACCTCCTGGATGATGTCCAGGCACGTCCCGCTGCCGGAGGAGATATAGGACGGGAGCGCATACCCTGTATCCGCCACGCTGGACACGTCCAGCTGCAAATCCGCTGCGATCTGCTGTATGATCTCCGTGGCGGTCTGATTGTAAAAGGCGTAGGGCTGTGTGGCTTTTAAATACCGGATCCGGTCATAGCAGGTCACGTCGATGATGCCCCAGCGATCTTTGCTCTTGGTGAAGACCCAGCCGTAGAAGATGAGCTGCCCGTCCACGGACCACCGCACGATGTCCCCCTCCACGAAGTCCAGGTCCCCGGACTTGATGACGGTGAAGGTCAGCTTCCCCGGGGAGCCGGTGCGCTCCGTGGTATAGGAGACGGTGGTGGTGGAGTTGGACACCTCCCACATCTTCCCCGTCCGCTTGTTCCCGATGATCAGCTCCGTTTTCATGCCATCACCAGCCCATCAGCAGAGATCCATCCCAGGTCCCCTCCGTCCTCTGTGGTGATATGGACCTGGCAGGGCCGGGTGGGGTCGTCCGCCACAATGCGGCTTACCACCACCCTGCGCCCGTTGCAGTTGCCGTGGGGTTCGTCGCCGTAGGAGGTGTAGTAGTAGGGGCCGTTGGCCGTCACCGTGGCCCCCACATATAGCTGCCCCTGGGGGATGTCTCGGGAGGGCTGCTCTGTTACTACGGTAGTCCCGTCAGACTGGGTCTCCGTTGTCACCGCCTGGGGGGAGTAGTCCCGCCACTCCCGGATGGTCAGATCATAATAAAAGTCACCAGTCTCGCCGCCCCGCTCCTCGTACTGGAACGCGGTTACGATGCACTGAAACCCCTCGTCCGCCGTGAAATAAGGGGTGCCGTCCTCATAATACCGCACGGGGGTATATGTAATGACGGCTTTGTCGTCCATCGCCGATTGAAAGAACTGGATATAGGTCTCCGGCTCGATAAACCCGTTGGGGGTCACGGTGTACCCGTCGGCCCGCCCAGGGAAGTACCCGGAGATCGTCACCTCCTGCTGCTTGGGGATTCTGGGGATGGTGATGGGGCCGATGCCCAGGACGTTGTATTCCCCATTGTCGCTGTCCTTGCTGACAGGGAGTTTTTCTGGATTGTGGGGAAGCCGTAAAACCTGCCCGTCCCGGGAAAAGAATAGTCCGTAGTCGATCATATCAGCCTCCCGAGTACGCTCTCGCGGTGGAGCGGTAGGACCCCGCCGCCGCCTGCTCCAGGATGATGTCCCGGATGGTGTCGCCCAGCTTCCGCCGGTCCTCCTCCGTGTTGCCCGTGTTGGCCCCGTTGATGGTCACCACGGGGGTCTGGGCCGTCAGGTTGATCTGGTTGACGTACTGCCGCTCCGCCATGTCCACCAGGTTCTTCAGGTCCTCGTCCGCCATGTTCACGGACTTGTTGATGCTGGACACGTCCCCGGCGATGCTGTTGGTGTCCTGCGCCCACTCGTCGTAGTCGGGCGCGCCGTACCCCGTTCCAAACATATCCTTGAGCCCGCCGAACAGGTCCAGGTTGTCGCCCCACTGGTACCCGGCGTCCCACGCTTTGCCGTACTCGAAGCGGTCCATGTGGCTGTCCTGGTAGTCTATTTTGGGAACAACCTCGATGCCCTTGCCGAAGGTGTCATCCACCCAGCCCCCGAGACTATCCCGCCAGCCCTGCACGGTATCCGCCAAACTGGAACCGAAGATGGTGTCGATGGCGGAGGCAACGGTTTGAAGAATCGAGAGCACAATGTCCGCAAAGTCAAAGAACAGCCGCGCCGCCGCCCCCAGGGGATCAACAAACACATTGGCCAGAAAATTCGCGACGGCAGAAAATGCGTTAAAGAACACCGCGATCAAATCCAAAATTGTGTTGAACGCCGTAACGAACAGGTTGCCCACAAAGGCCAGCGCAACAGCGATTGTGCCGGTAATGATCCCCGTGGCCGACAGACTGGACCCCGTGACCTTGTTGATCACGGCGATCACTGCGTAGAAGGCCGCCACCACCGCGATAATGATGATGAGCGGCATGCCCCACGTGGTCGCCATGACGGTGCCCAGCATCTCCTGTGCTGTTGTAAGAGCGGTGGTCGCCGCCGTGCAAATCTTTGTCCAGTTGGCGGCAACCATAAACACACCAAACGCCGCCCCAACGCCCAGCACAATGGGACCTACGATCTCTATGTTATTCGCCAGCCAGTTAATCCCGGTCAGGATCGGGTTCAGGGCCCGCAGGGCGATGTTCTGGAACTGCGTCCACACCTGGCTCCAGGTCATGGGCATTTGCTCGAATGCGGCGTTGGTCTCCTCCGCCGCGCCCAGCATGGCGTTTTTCACCACCTCGGCGGTTACCGCGCCCTCGCTGGCAAGCTCCCGCATCTCCCCGGTGGTCACCCCCATGTACTCCGCGATGGTTTGGGCGATCATGGGGGTCTGCTCCAGGATGGAGTTCAGCTCCTCGCCCCGCAGCACGCCGGAGGCGAGGCCCTGGGTGAGCTGGAGCATGGCCGCTTGTGCCCCTTGGGTAGAGGTGCCGGACAGGGCCATCTGCTTCTGGAGCTGCTCGGCGAAGGCAATGATCTCCCCGGTGTCGGTAAACGCGTTCGGGGCCAGGGTGCCCAGCTTTGCCACGGTGTCCGCCATATCGGCGTAGGCCCCCCGGGACCGCATGGCGGCGGCGTATATCTGGTCGTTGGCCTCTGCCGCCGCCTCCGCGCTACCGGTCATCATCTTTAGTCGGGCGTTGGTCTGGGTGAGCTGGTCGGAGGTGTTCGCCAGCCACTTCACCGACTGCATCCCCAGGAATGTGCCCGCCAGCCGCCCCAGGGTCCCTGTGAGGCTGCTGGCGCTGGCGTTGACCTGCCTGTTCTGGCTGTCGAACCGCTTCGCCGCCGCTGCCGCCTGGTCCGCCTCTTTCTCAACGAGGTCGTACTGCCGCGTCAGGTCCCGAATGGTCCCGCCTAATCGCTCCATCCTGGCGTCCAGAGCCGCGAAGGCGGAGGAGTTCCGCTGCCCGGCGGCAAGCATGGCATTTTGCTCCTGGGTTGCGGAGGCGAACTGGGCGTTGAGGGTAATGAGCTGCTGGTCCATGCGGTTCAACACCGTCTGGTAGTTCTGGCTGGCGTTGGCCGCCCGCTGGGAAGCCCCCGCCGCCTTTTCTCCCAGCTGCAAAAATCTGGTAAACGTCGCTGAAAACCTGTCCTCCAGCGTCAAGGTCTCTCTAATCTGCGCCATTCTCTCACTCCTTCGCCTTCGGCCTGGATTTGATCTCCTTGTGGATAAATTCCGCGATCAGGACCCGCTCACGGTAGGGCAGGTCCGCATATTTGGAGGGGGGCCAGCCCAGGTTCACAAAGCAGTAGTAGGCCGCCAGTGTGTCGCCGTCCGGGTTGGCCCCGCCGATCAGTTTTTTGCCTCGCCCTCCACGTCGTCGTCATCGAAGCCGGAGAGCTCGGAGATCGCGTCGGCCAGCTTTTGGAACTCGCCCGCCAGCAGCATTTTCCCGGGTACCTCCT